TTCTCTAAGGAGAGCGTAGACCTTGAGCATTCTGTAGCCTTACCTTTAAGGCAGCAAGAGTGGGATGGTTTTAAATTTAATGTAAAGAAAGGAGAACTATTACTTGCTGAACTTAGAGAAAAGATGCAGGCATCAGAGGATGAGGTACATAAAGTATTTAAACCTAAGATGGTAGATGATAAGTTAGTTACTCCTTATATAAAAAAAGATGGTGAGTTATCTAAGAGAGGCTTAACAGATGAGGAGTATGCTAGATGTATAAGTACTCAGGATGTTAATCCTTTCATGCGTAAACGTCTACAAGAATTTAATCTTGGATCACGTAAACAAATAGGAGAATACTTACAAGACTTTGGATGGAAACCTAAAAGGTTTACACCAACAGGAAGACCTATAGTAGATGAAAGTATATTAATTAATATAAAGAATATACCTGAAGCAAAACTTATAGGAGAGTATTTAACTTTACAAAAACGTATAGCACAAATTGATTCATGGATCAAAGCATTACGTTCTGATGAAAGAGTACATGGTTTTGTTATACCTAATGGTACAATAACAGGACGTATGGCACACAACAAACCTAACTTAGCACAAGTACCAAGTGTTAAGAGTTTGTATGGTGAAGAATGCAGAGAGTGTTGGACTGTCGAAGATGGTTACAACTTAGTAGGAATAGATGCGAGTGGTTTAGAACTTAGACTTCTTGCACATTATATGAATGACGAGGAGTACATAAATGAAATCATCAATGGAGACATACACACCGCTAATCAAAAAGCTGCAGGACTTGAATCAAGAGATCAGGCAAAGACATTTATCTATGCACTTATCTACGGAGCAGGAGATGCAAAACTTGGGAGCGTGGTTAAAGGAAGTAAAAAAGATGGTAAAAGACTTAGACAACATTTCTTTGATAATAACCCATCATTTAAAAGATTGCGAGACAAAGTATCAAGAGCAGCAAAGAAAGGCTACCTCAAAGGATTAGACGGGAGAAAGATATTTATCCGTAGCGAACATGCTGCGTTGAATAGTTTACTTCAAGGTGGTGGTGCTGTTATTATGAAGAGAGGTCTAGCACTATTTGATTCTCTTATAAAACTAAATACCTATGACGCTAAGTTTGTAGCCAACATACATGATGAGTGGCAGATGGAAGTTCGTGAAGATATAGCAACTAATGTTGGTCAGTTAGCTGTTGATTGTATTAAGACTGCAGGAAATTATTATAACCTTCGCTGTCCTATGGATGGTGAATACAAAGTTGGGAGGAATTGGAGTGAAACACACTAATAAAAATATATATTTTGAGGATGGTGTTTGGTGGTATGCAGGAGCTAAAAGTAGACGAGAGGGAGAACGTCAAACTTTAGAGTCACATATTAAAAAAAATAAAACAAGAATGTTTGTTAATGGTAAATATGTACCGAAAACACATCCATTATATAAAGCAGGAAGGTTTAAAACTTTTGAAGGTGCAGCCTTTGCTTCGTTAGAAGGTTATGAAAAAACAGATGAAGGATATGTATACATTATAACTAATCCTTGTTGGAGTAATTGGGTAAAGGTGGGTATGGCTATAGATGCTAAAGATAGATGTAACCAATATCAAACATCAAGCCCACACAGAGATTACAAATTATGTTACAGTAAATTCTTTGATTGCAGAAAAGAAGCAGAAGCTAAAGCACATTCGTTATTAAAAGAATCTGCAGAAGAAAGAAAGGGTGAGTGGTTTAAAATTACACAAGACAAAGCTAAAGAAATAATAGAAGCACTATGAAAAAATTAGATACATTAGTAGAAGATATATATGAGAAGCTATCTGTATTAGGTGAGGGTGAAGCACTTGATGTAAGTGAAGAAGTACTAGACGAGTTCGGTAACTCTATGAAGGAAGCACTGCGTCATTGGGCTACGCCTAGACCTAGAGATAAAGAGACATTGCGTATGTCAAACATAGGTAAACCTTTAAGACAACTCTGGTATGATATGAAATCAGAGAATGAAGATACACAAAAGCTTGATCCTCATTTGTTTATAAGATTTTTATATGGGCATATCTTAGAAGAAGTTATGTTGTTCTTGGTAAAACTTGCAGGGCATGAGGTTTCTGATGAACAGAAAGAAGTTAAAGTTAGTAATGTGCACGGACATATGGACTGTAAGATTGATGGTGAAGTTGTAGATATAAAGACTGCATCTAGTTTTGCATTCCGTAAGTTTGTAAACGGTACGCTAGTAGATGATGATCCTTTTGGATACCTTACTCAGCTATCAGGATATGAAGAAGCAGAAAAGACAAAGGCAGGTGGTTTCCTTGTAATGAATAAGGAGAGTGGTGAATTAACTTTACACAGACCTAGCTTCTTTGATAAACCTAATGCAAAGAATAGAATAAGAGAGGTAAAGAAAGCTCTTAAGCTTGACAAGCCTCCTGCTTTATGTTATAATCCCATCCCTGATGGTAAGTCTGGGAATATGAAACTACCTAGAGGTTGTACATATTGTAGACACAAAAACATATGTCATTCAGATGCTAATGATGGTAAAGGTTTAAGAGTATTTAAGTACTCTAAAGGTTTAACATATTTAACAAAAGTAGAAAAGAAACCTAACGTACTAGAGATTACAAGACAATGAATGGTAAGAAAGCAAAAAGCATAAGAAGACATGCAAAAGAAATGTTATTAGCATGGCTTAAAACAGTAGTAGAACCAGAAGAAGCAGATAAAATTACACCTGCTAATTTTAAAGATTACTTACCCAAAGAAGGTCATGTATATGCTAACAGGAAGTTACTTGTTTCAGCCTACAGTAGTAAATGGTTTGTAAATAAAATAAAAGAAAAAGTTATAAAGGAGAACAGGGATGTCAAGACAATTAAATTTGACGAATTACTCAGCGATGGAAGAGGATGATATATTGGAGCAAGATTTATCTACTATGATTATTATTATAGGTAGCTTTCTTTTTGCAGGTGGAAACATAGAAGAAGTAGATCATCTAGTATTAGATAGAATATCAGAATTGATTGATAAACATCTTGATGGTATTACTGAAAACACTGTACTACACTAATGAAGAAAGGATATCGTAAACCACGTAAGGTTAGACCAACAGAGAAGGATGTTCCTAAAGGTTATGATTCTAATTGGGAATATAAACTTCATGTAGAACCTTTACAAGAATGGTCTCATCATGGAGATAAAGTAAACTACATAGTAGAACATACATATGAACCTGACTTTCGCAGAACTATAGATGGTGTTGAGTATTTACTAGAAGCTAAAGGAAGGTTTTGGGATTATGCAGAGTATAGTAAATATATATGGATAAGAAAAAGCTTAAAAGAAAATCAAGAACTTGTATTTTTATTTGCTCAACCACAAGCAGCAATGCCGGCAGCAAAGAAGAGAAAGGATGGCACTAAAAGAAGTCATGCAGAATGGGCAGAGACTAATGACTTTACTTGGTACTCAGAATATAATTTACCTAAAGAATGGACAGCAGAATATGGAATATAAATTTGACGAAAAAATAAATATTAGAGGAGTTCAACAGTATATAGACGACACCTATACACAACACTACGCTAATTCTAAGTATCAAGCAACTGATATGATTATAGACGCAGGACATGGAGAAGGTTTTTGTATGGGCAACATTATGAAATATGCTATGAGATACGGAAAGAAGAATGGTAAGTCTGACGCAGACCTACTTAAGATTATACACTACGCACTAATTGCACTATACTTAAATGATAAGGAGAATCAATAATGGTTGAAGATAAAGTAGGAAAGAAACCATACTTAGGAATTGTTATAGACTATAACAAAGAAAAGAAACTAGACAAGTTTAGTTTAGATACATTAAAAGATAGATATTTTTGGGAGGAAGAAACTCATGCACAAGAAGCATTCGCAAGAGCATCAGTCTTTGGTGCAACGTACAAAGGAGAAACTGATTTCGATCTTGCCCAAAGACTTTATCAATACAGTTCCGACTGTTGGTTTATGTTTAGTACCCCTATACTTTCTAACGGAGGAACGACTCGTGGCTTACCTATTAGCTGCTTTCTCAATTACGTACCTGATAGTAGGAGGGGTTTATCTGATCATTATGACGAGAACATCTGGTTGGCTAGTTCAGGTGGAGGTATCGGTGGTTATTGGGGAGATGTTCGCAGTAATGGTATTGCAACTAG